TCAGCGTTAGCAGAAATCCTGAGTAACGCAGCCGAAGTGGCAACTGTAGAAGCCACGGCAGCTACAGGCACAATCAACTACGATGTCACCACTCAGTCTGTTCGTTACTTTACCAGCAACGCAAGTGCTAACTGGACTGTCAACTTCAGAGCGTCATCTGGTACATCATTAAACACTGCCATGACAACGGGTCAGTCTGTGACTGTTGCCTTCCTTGTCACGCAAGGCTCGACTGCTTACTACAACTCTGTGGTGCAGGTAGATGGCTCAACGGTGACGCCCAAGTATCAGGGCGGTACAGCGTATGCGGCTGGCAATGCAAGTGCAGTTGACGTGTATATGTACACGATCATCAAAACGGGCAATGCGGCATTTACTGTGTTTACTTCACAGACTAAGTTTGCATAAGGACAACCATGCCATTAGTACAAACAAGGGGTGCAGCATCGGCTCAAGGCTTTGGTGAGTTTGCACAGGCAACCTCTGTCAACTACATTGAGGAAGTGTTTTCTTGCTTCTTGTATACGGGTACAGGTGCTACACAGACAATCACCAATAACATTGACTTGTCTACTAAAGGTGGATTGGTTTGGACAAAAAGGAGATCATCGGCCCAGAATCACGCTTTAATGGACACAGCAAGGGGCATATCTTCTCAAATAAGCTCTAACAGCTCAGATGGAACCTTCACTAACACGGGTGACTTTGTTTCGTTTAATACAACTGGATACACAATAGGGCCACCAACATCCGGATCGGCTTTCAACACAAATGGCGAAACCTATGTTGGCTGGACATTCCGCAAGCAGCCTAAGTTTTTTGATATTCAAACGTGGTCGGGTAATTCCACAGCTAGAACAATTGCCCATAATCTTGGCTCTGTGCCGGGTTGCATTATGGTCAAGCGCACAGATGCCACAGCGCAGGATTGGAACGTATATCACCAGTCTATTGGTAACGAATCCCGGCTTGCTTTAAACGGTACGTCTGCTGCTGTTAACATTGGCAATGCTTGTTGGAACTCCACAACCCCTACAAGCACTGTTTTTTCTTTAGGTACAAACTCCGGCGTTAACTCAACCGGCGGCACATACGTAGCCTACCTATTCGCCCATGACGCAGGGGGCTTTGGCCTGACGGGTACGGACAATGTGATTAGCTGTGGGTCGTTTAATAATGCTGTTGCTTCTGAAGTAACACTTGGTTGGGAGCCACAGTGGTTATTAGTCAAATCGTCAAGTAATGTTTCTAACTGGCACATTATTGACACTATGCGGGGAATGTCAAACACACAGCAAAGCCTGCTTACACCTAACAATGCTAACGCTGAAATATCGCAACAACAGTATTTTATTCCAACAGCCACAGGTTTTACTCAGAATCCCTTTTTTGGTAATACTACAATCTACATAGCCATACGCCGTGGCCCGATGAAAGTGCCTGCGTTGGGGACGAGTGTGTTTAGTGCAGTATCTAGAACTGGCACATCAGCAAATGCTACTGTTTCAGCAAGTATCTCTCCAGTTGATATGGTTTTAGAAACTTGTAGAAATGCTAATTTTGGTACAGCACCAAATGCTTTTGATAGATTGCGTGGTGCAAATAGACTTCTTATAACTTCAACTACTGGAGCAGAGGTAGATACCACAAGTACACCAACATTAACTGGATTTGATGTACAAGATGGATTTAAAGTAGGCGATGATTCTGGTGGTTACGGCATTAATTACAGTCCGTATATATTTATTAACTGGAACTTTAAACGCGCCCCCAGCTTCTTTGATGAGGTTTGCTATACGGGGTCGGGTGCTGATCCTCAAACGGTTTCTCATAATTTGGGTGTTGCGCCTGAGTTGATGATTTTTAAAGCAAGGGGCGTTGCAGCAGGATGGCGTGTTTGGGGTGGCAATATGGCTATTACCGAATATTTGGCGCTTAGCGAAACCTCGGCAGTAGTAACAGGCTCAACATTTTTCGGCAGTACCTTGCCAACGGCTACATCGTTTTATGTGGGTAGCGGACTTAGCGTTGCGGCAAGAACACACGTTGCCTACCTCTTTGCAACCTGCGCTGGTGTTTCCAAAGTAGGCTCATACACAGGCAACGGCACAACTCAAACTATCAACTGTGGCTTCACAGGCGGGGCTAGGTTTGTGCTTATTAAGCGTACTGACTCAACTGGCGGCTGGTATGTCTACGATACAGCTAGAGGCATGACGGTATTGACAGACCCGTATTTGTTTTTAAACAGCACAGCGGCGGAAGTTGCTACGCTCGGCTCCGTCACCACGGTTTCAACAGGTTTCGCTTTAGACTCAGCAATCTTGGCAGCAATCAATGTGAATGCTGGCACCTATATCTTCTTGGCTATAGCGTAAGGAAAACAAAATGCAAATCAGAATTCAATCAACAGGCGCAGTAATGTACGAAGCAGAGTTTCGTGCATACACCAAAGCCAACGGTGGCCCTACATGGGAGACAACAACTACTGAGGTGCTTGAAGCCTTGGGTGCTGATGTAGTCTTTGAAGGTCCACAAGCCACAGGCGGCACGGTCTATCAGTACAGCCAACGCTCTGGCGTTCAAGAGCTTGCGGGTAAGTGGTACACCAAGCATGTGCTTGGCCCTGTGTTTACAGATGGCGAAACAACAGCGGCAGAGCAAGAGGCTGCATACAAGGCGACCAAGGACGCTGAACAAGCTAAGTCTGTTCGTGCTTCCCGCGACACCAAGCTGTCAGAGACTGATTGGCGCTATCGCCGTGACCAGACAACGACACCAGAGTGGGACGCATACTGCCAAGCACTGCGTGATTTACCAGCACAAGAAGGATTTCCGTGGACAATTACTTGGCCTGTTGCACCATGAATCAAATAGACGCAACAGATGCCAAGTTAGCAACGCATGAGGAAATTTGCCAGATGCGTTATGAGGCTATCCAGAAATCATTTGAGTCCGGCAGCAAGCGCATGAGTCGCATTGAATACATCCTGTATGCGTTGATTGCTGTGACGCTGCTTGGCCCAGGCTTTGCCGCTGAGATGCTTAAGAAAATGCTTATGTAATCATGGATGCTCTGCCGCCACCACCACCAGCGGCAGAATCACCTGTATTTGAGTGTGTGAAATGGTCATGGTCATCTGATAGGCTCTTGGTCTGGTGCTTAAAATGGCGGGAAAAAGGTAAACCCGAAAAAATAGCAGAGGCCACAAATGATTGATCCGATTACCGCGCTGGCGGGTATCCAGTCAGCTATTTCGTTAGTCAAGAAGGCGGCAAAGGTTGCCAACGATCTTGGCAGCTTGGCTCCGATGATTGGAAAATTGTTCGATGCCAAAAGCGTAGCGACCAAGGCTATGCTGGAGGCCAAGCGGTCTAAAAATAAATCAAACATGGGGACGGCCCTCCAGATTGAGATGGCCCTGGATCAGGCTAAAGTCTTTGAAGAAGAGCTAAAACTCCTTTTTATGCAGACCGGCAAGATAGATGTGTGGCAGAAGATTAAAGCCCGTCAAGCCGAGATGGACAGGGACGATGCCAAAGAGATTGGCGCACTGAAAGCCGAAGAAAAGAAGGCCAAACAGAAACAAGACGAGATGACCGAGATTGCTTTGGTCATAGCCATTATTTTCTTTTTGATGTTCTTTGCCTTTGTCGGCGTAAACGAGCTAATAGACTTTTGCAAAAAAACAAGAGGCTGTATTTAATGTGTTCAGTCTTCTTAAATGGTTTGATGTTGGCAAGGACTGGAAACTCGGCATTGACCGTTTCATCCGGTGCTGCGCTGCTGTGCTTGCAATCAATTGGTTACTAGACCTGCTTTATATCTTGCCAGCCAATGAGTCTAAAAAAATCATTGATTTTCTAGTTTCTAAAAATCCTTTGTAGAAAGCTCAAATATGGACTGGCTAAAACAAATTGCACCCACAATTGCCACGGCAATGGGCGGCCCACTGGCCGGCATGGCAGTGGCTGCAATCAGCAAAGCCATAGGGGTTGACCCTGACAAGGTGGGCGACCTAATCTCTGGCAACAAGTTGTCAGCAGACCAGATTGCCCAAGTCAAGATTGCTGAGATTGAATTGCAAAGGCAAGCGCAGGAGCTTGGCCTTAACTTTGAGAAATTGGAAGTTGAAGACCGTAAGTCTGCACGGGACATGCAGTCAATCACCAAGTCAATCATGCCGCCCCTGCTAGCGGGGGCTGTGACCATTGGGTTTTTCTCCATCATGGTGATGATGTTCTTCAACAAGATTGACAGCGGCAACCCTGCGATCTTGATGATGCTTGGCTCACTTGGCACAGCCTGGACAGGCATCATTGCTTATTATTTTGGGTCAAGTGCCGGATCACAGGCGAAAACCGATTTACTTTCTAAGGCATCAAAATGAAAGAAAACTTTGACGCCGCACTGGCCGCTGTCCTCCACCACGAAGGCGGCTTTGTAAACCATCCGTCAGACCCTGGTGGCATGACCAACCTTGGCGTGACCAAGAAGGTCTGGGAGGAGTGGGTCGGGCATGATGTAGATGAGCAAACCATGCGCGGCCTGACGCCAGAGATTGTTGGCCCGATGTACAAAAAGAAGTATTGGGACAAGGTTTGCGGCGATGACTTGCCGGCTGGTGTGGACTATTGCGTCTTTGATGCAGCGGTCAACAGCGGCCCAGGTCGGGCAGCAAAGTGGCTGCAATCGTGCGTAGGGGTTGATGCTGATGGCGGCATTGGGCCAAAGACTTTGCAGGCTGTGGCTGCATTTGAGGGCGATCTGGTTGATGACTACAGCAAGCGCAGGCTGTCATTCCTGATGGACTTGCCTCACTGGCCGACATTCGGCAAGGGCTGGGGGCGCAGGGTTGCCGAGGTGGGCAAAGTAGGCGCGGACATGGCATAAGTGAAATAATCATGCTATGGCCAACAAGCAGCAACAACTAGAAGTCCCAGCAATCCCCAGCTTAGGGTTTGCGCCAGAGGCGTATGAGCGCAGGTATGTGTCTGAAGTCAATGGCGCATTGAACGGTTACTTTAGAAAGCTCATCAGCACGCTGGCAGCGCTATTCGGCATCAGGGGTGGCAAGTTCTTGAACAACCCCCACGGGGCTTTTCACGACTCAACCGACCAGGTGGCGGCAAGCACTACTGTTGCGACTGCCGTGACATTTGATGCGACAGACATTTCTAACGGGGTCACGCTGTCAAATAGCTCAAGGCTCAATGTTGCAGACTCTGGTATTTTTAACATTCAGTTTTCGATTCAACTTAAAAACACCACAAACGACAGCCACGATGTGGACATCTGGTTTCGCAAGAATGGCACAAACGTAGACAACTCAAACAGCCGGTATCACCCACCCGCAAGAAAAAGCACAGGCGACCCAAGCCACATGATTGCGGCCTTGAATTTCTTTATTGAATTGGATGCAGGTGACTATGTTGAAATCGTGTACAAAGTTGACAATGTGAATGTGACCCTAGAGCATTTTGCGGCCAGTTCTACCCCGACACGGCCAGCAGTCCCATCAGCCATTGCCACTGTGTCTTTTGTCTCAAACCTACCGACAATCTGATTATGTTTATACCCATCAAACTACCTCCAGGCGTCTACCGCAACGGGACTGAATACCAATCCGCTGGCCGGTGGCACGATGCCAACCTTGTGCGCTGGTACGAAAAAACTATCCGGCCTGTTAACGGATGGAGGGCGAAGTCGGCGTCTACTGTGACCGGCGCTTGCAGGGCAATCATCACCTGGCGCGATGACGATAGTGATTCGTACATTGGCCTTGGCACTCACTCCAAGCTGTTTGTCATGGATGTTTTGGGCGTCTTAAAAGATGTTACCCCCACTGGATTTACAACTGGCTTTATTGACTCCACATCCACCACCGGCTACGGCAAAAACCTTTATGGCAGTTTTGCCTACGGCGTGCCACGGCCCGACACAGGAACGGCCAATGTGGCCACGACTTGGAGCCTTGACACTTGGGGTGAATACTTGGTGGGTTGCTCAGACTTTGATGGCAAGATTTACGAGTGGACTTTGGGTTTTGTAACGCCGACACTGGCGGCTGTAATCACCAACGCACCCACCGGCAACAAGGCTATTCTTGTGACCGCCGAGCGTTTCCTGTTTGCCCTTGGCGCCGGTGGAAACCCTCGCAAAGTCCAGTGGTGTGACCAAGAAGACAATACCCTCTGGACTCCGGCAACAGACAACCAGGCCGGTGACTATGAACTGACCACCTCTGGCAGCCTGATGGCCGGCAAGCGGGTCAAGGGCATCAACCTGCTGTTTACAGATGTTGATGTGCATACAGCGCAATATGTGGGTGCGCCATTTGTCTACGGCTTTGAGAAGGCCGGCTCTGGGTGCGGCTTGATTTCTGCCCAAGCTGTGGCGGCCATTGATACAGCAGCCATCTGGATGTCTAAGAGTGGCTTTTGGATTTATGACGGCTATGCCAAACCATTGCCTTGCGATGTCAGTGATTTTGTTTTTAACAATATCAACCTTGACCAACGGGCAAAGGTGCATGCCGTGCATAACAGCAAGTTTGGCGAGATTTGGTGGTTCTACCCAAGCAACGCTGGCATTGAGAACGACTCTTATGTGACCTACAACTACCGCGAAGGCCACTGGGCCATCGGCACATTGGCAAGGTTAGCAGGCACTGACGCTGGAGTTTTCACGCTGCCCCTGATGGTTGATGATGGCGGTGAGGTTTACGAGCATGAGGTGGGTTTTGACTACGATGGCGCGACACTCTTTGCTGAGTCTGGGCCGATACAGATTGGCAATGGCGACAATGTGATGAGTATCCGCGAGGTGATACCGGACGAGCAGACCTTGGGTGAGGCGACAGTGTCGTTCAAGACCAGGCTCTACCCAACAGGTACGGAGTCCACATTTGGGCCATTTACGGCCGCCAACCCGACTTCTGTCAGGTTTTCTGGCCGGCAGGTCAACATGGTGGTGACGGGTGCGGTGCTGGCAGATTGGCGCATCGGGGTGATGCGGCTGGATGCGGTGGCCAGCGGCAAGAGATGAGCGACCAAGAGCATTTGGAGAGGCTGCGCCAGCATGTTGAGGCTGCTTTAGAATACGCTGGAGGAACACATAATTTTGACGATGTTGCTGAGATGGTTCGGGATAACAGGCTGCAACTGTGGCCGGCCCAAAACTCAGTGGTATTGACAGAGATCATTGTCTATCCGCGACTCAAGAATTTGCATTACTTCTTGGCTGGTGGCGACCTAGATGAACTCTCAAGGATGCGAACAATGGTCGAATCCTGGGGCAAGTCAATAGGCTGCACCAGAGTGACTTTGGCTGGCC